TCTGTGCATATGCATTGCCCCATAACAGCAGATGGGTCATCAGTGTTTCTCTGAAGATGAACGATGTCATCTCCGGATTCGGCTCATCATGCAGAAGGAAATACATTGGATTGTCGATTGCCTTCTTCTTCGAACCATTCTCTTCGTATTCATATAAATGAAGCGGGAGAGAAGCAACTGCTTCTGACAGGATTCGTACACATGAGTACACTGCCGTCATCTGCATAGCGCTCCGCTCGGTCACATTCTTGCCAGAAGATGAAGGTCCAAAGATGAATCTATAGCTGCTGCCATTTGTACTGTCAGTCACAGGTCTGTCCCTTGACTGGAATATTCTATGAAATATGCTCATGTGCTCTCCTCCATTAAAAAAGCACCTCGATTGAGGTGCCAATGCTACTCTCTCATTTCTGGCGGCAGATACTTGTTGATGACATCTGCCAGATCTTCATCCGTCATCTTAAGTGCCGCACACTGGTTCAATGCGTCCCGTGTCCTGAATGCTGCACTCATCGATTTTGCAAATGTGTCCTCTGCCCCGTTGATGTAGATCTTGAAACCTACGTTTAATGCCTCTAATACTGTGATGTGTCTTATCTGATTAGCCATGTGAATGACCTCCTTCTGAACCTATATACACAGGTTAAAGGAAGATTCCCCATTTTGTTGTCCTGAAGTTGTCCCAAAAACTGCAAATTCAGAGTGAGTAATCCACATAACGCGGAAGTTCTCCACAATCACAGTATCAATAAGCCTCGGCTCTCATAGACTGACTCGCTGTTGTCGTTACCACAGCGTATTGCCCTGTCGAGTCCCATGATCGTTGCAATCGCACCATCGATCTTCTCCGTAGATTTCTCTTTGTCGGCTTTGATATTGCCAGCCGGATCAGTACGGATGAATATGTTATCCATCATCCATCGCAGGACCGGATGACCACCATGGGCAATTCTCTGCTCAAGGGTGAGCTTCATCAGTTCCTTCGTCGGAGGGGACATATCCTTGAATCCCTGCCCGAATGGAACTACGGTGAATCCCATTCCTTCCAGATCTTGTACCATCTGGGTCGCTCCCCAGCGGTCAAATGCAATCTCCTTTATATTGAAACGTTCTCCAAGATGTTCTATGAACTTTTCAATATAACCGTAATGGACTACGTTCCCTTCCGTTGTCTCCATCTTTCCCTGATGGACCCACAGATCATAAGGGACATGATCCTTCATAACTCTCAAGTCCATTGTTTCCTCTGGAACCCAGAAATATGGAAGGACAATATATTTGTCAGTCTCATCCGTCGGAGGAAAGACCAGCACGAAAGCAGTCACGTCCGTTGTCGATGACAGATCAAGTCCACCATAACAGACCCTGCCTTCAAGTTCTTCCTCATTCACTGGGAACGCACATGCATCCCACTTGTCCATCGGCATCCAGCGGACAGCTTGTTTCACCCATTGATTGAGTCTTAGCTGCCTGAAGGAATTTTCCTCTGCCGGATTCTGCTTTGCCGACTCGCATGCAGCCTTCACTTTATCGACGCCTACTGTGATTCCCAGCGATGGATTTGCTTTCTTCCATACCTTTGGATCAGTCCAGTCTTCAGTTGCTTCCGCTCCATAGATGACCGGATAGAAAGTCGAATCATGCTTTCTGCCCTCCAGAATATCTTTAGCCTTCTGATGGACTTCGTAGCAGATTGAATTCGTATCAGTGCCTGCAGTCGTTATCAAAAAATAGAGCGGCTGCATCCGGGCATCCCCAGAGCCCTTGGTCATTACATCGTAGAGCTTTCTGTTCGGCTGTGTATGGAGTTCGTCGAATACTACTCCATGAATGTTGAATCCGTGTTTCGAATATGCTTCTGCCGACAGGACCTGATAGAAACTGTTCGTAGGATAAAAGATGATACGCTTCTGCGAAGCTAGGATCTTGACTCTTTTGTTCAGAGCTGGGCACATCCTTACCATGTCGGCTGCAACATCAAATACGATTGCTGCCTGCTGACGATCAGCAGCACATCCATAGACCTCCGCCCGTTCCTCACCATCTCCGCAAGTCAGAAGCAATGCTACCGCAGCAGCCAGTTCGCTCTTGCCCATCTTCTTCGGGATCTCGATGTAAGCAGTATTGAACTGCCTATACCCATTTGGCTTCAAGATACCAAAGAGATCTCTGACGATTTGTTCCTGCCAGGGGATCAGTTCGAATGGTTTACCCGCCCATGTCCCTTTCGTGTGCTTTAAGCACTGAATGAAATTCACAGCATAGTCTGCAGCTGATTTCTCATATCTGGAATCTTTTGCCATGAATCTCGATGGCTTGAACTTTTTCACTCTCGCAGCCACTGTAAGTACACCTGTTCCGAAATCTTTGCCATCATGACCGGCGGGACACTCATGCCGCAGACATACTGAACGCTCTGTCCTTTGAAGTCATAATCCTGTGGGAATGTCTGGCAGCTGACGATGTCCTTGTCCGTCATCAGCAGACCATCGCACATCCGGAACATATATCCACCGGACGTTATCGTAGCGACCGGAACATCATCATGATTGATCGGCGATGTAAAACCGCTATGGGTCTTCCTGACTCTTTTGTTGATATCAGAGAGATCTGAGTCAGACGCAATCCTGTATTTCATGAGCCTTGCTCCAATCGTATCCTCTGCAAGCGGCTTTCCATATGGCTCCCGGACAGCAGAAAACGGTATCGGCTTCGAATCAAACGCCATCTTCAGCTTTGGATACTTCAAGTCTTTCCTATGTGCTATGAAAAAGACTCGTTCCCGCTTCTGCGGAACACCCATTTTCGCGGAATTGAACAGGAAGATCTGCACGGTATACCCCGCATCATCAAAAGCTCTGACAATCTGATTGACCCAGCCTTTTGCAGATCCTGTTATCAGTCCTTTTACATTCTCGGCTACAACGACCTTCGGCTGAAGGCGCTCTGCGACCTTGATAAAATAAAAGAACAGATCATCAAGCCTCTGCTTTGCCTGTCCTTCACGGAATATCTTTTCTACGTTCCAGCCTTCCTCACGTCTTCCGGCCATTGAAAAGACCGAGCACGGAGGAGAGCCATCCAGCACATCCAGATCTTTGAGTTCTTCCGGGATCTTTTCATCTGGCAATGCAGCAAAATCTCGGATGTCCATAAGGAAACTGTGTTCCGGATGGTTATTGGCTTTATATATATCCATCATCTCCGGATCAATCTCGCAGCATCCGACGACCTTGTAGCCAGCCAGCTTATATCCCATTGAAGATCCGCCTCCGCAGCTGAAGCAGGAGAATACTGTTTTCCCATTCTTCGCCTTGCCATTCAGATCAGAAAGATTCCATCTCCACGGAAAGTCAGTTGAACCGGAAACCGCATTTCGGACACTGATATTTGAATTCTTCATCTCCGAACGCCTCCGTTCCAAACTCTGTCGACCCTACAAGTTCATGCTTCTCGCCACTGCCTGCATCATCGCCTGAATCCAGACTGAAAAAGTCGAATCCTTCAAGATCCATGCCTTCCAGTTCCGTTTCCAACTTCAGCAGATCCCATGCAGCCTTTTCTCCGGTCTTATTGTCCAGATACCGGTATTTCTTTTTCTGTTCATCCGTAAGTCCGTCACAGACAAGGCACTGCACTTCCTCATATCCAAGAGCCTTCAGTGCTTTGTATCTGGTATGACCAGCGAGGATGATATGACCTTCGTCAACAATGATCGGTGCAATATAGGTGCACTGCCGGATGCTCTCCGCCACTGCATTGACAGCACCGTCATTCTTTCTCGGATTGTTCTTATACGGAATGATCTCCGTCAGCTTCATAGTCACCAGCTTCATATCTTGAATACCTCCCCACAGCATGGACAGGTCTTTGTCCTTGACCCATCATCTCCTGTCTCCTCATCTGGAGAAGAAATGACAGGCTGTCCAAAGTCATATCCTTGAAAGTCAACATCCGTCAGTTCCTCGCTGAGCTTTTTCTGATCCCAGGTTGCAAACTCACCAGTCTTGTTGTCATACAGTCTGTACTTCTTTTTCTGCTCTTCAGTCAGACCGGAAGCAACAATGACATCGCACTCCTTATATCCGAGCTTACGCAGAGCCATGTACCGTGTATGCCCTGCAAGTATCA